AACCATAAAAAACGAGGTGCGTAACTTAGCACCAATAAATTTTACTAAAATGACATTAAACGACTTAAAAGGCCAGCGTTCAGCATACTACGAAGAATTCGTAGGAATTGGACAAAAGGCAGATAGCGAAGGCCGCGTATTGACCGAGGCCGAGCAAGAACGATGCGACAAATTGGACAACATGATTGAAGATTTGGACGTTAAGATTAAGCACAAGACACGCGAACAGGAAATGGTTGCACGCATGGCGCAAACTGGTTCGGTTTCTAACTCTGAAAAGAGAGAAATCGAGCGCGTCAACGGCGCATTCTCTTTGTCGCGTGCCGTTGCACAAATTGCCAACGGTCGCAGCTTGGAAGGCGCTGAGGCTGAATGGGCCGCAGAAGCTCACAAAGAAGCGCGCAGCCAAGGCTTGCAGATGGCTGGACAAATCGCCATTCCAACAGTGGCATTGCGTGCTGGTTCTGCTGACGACTTCCAAGCGACGCCAACTGGCGACGGTTCAGGATTCGTTCCAACTGTTGTGCCTGCTGCTATCGAAGCATTGCGAGCGCCAACCGTAATTGAAGGTTTGGGCACAACCGTCATCCGTAACGCAACAGGCAACTTGAAGTTCCCACGAGTAAGCGTGAAAGCTGCAGGAACAAGCGCTACCGAGGTTGAAGCCAACACTGCTTCAGGCATGGAAATGGACGAACTTTCATTGACGCCACAACGTGTGTCAGCGAAGACCACCTACAGCAAGCAGTTGGTTTTGCAGGGCGGCTCTGAGGTAGACGCTTTGATTGCTAACGAATTGTCTGCAGCGATGAACGCCTACATTGACGACACTTGCTTTGACACCATCTTGGCGTCATCTGCTATCAACGCTTCTACGTCAGGCGACACCGCTTTAAATGCTGCTTTGGCATTCAAGATGGAGGCTGAAGTATTGGAAGACGGTGGTAACTTGGCTGGCGGCGTTTACGTCATGTCACCACTTGCTTACCAGTTATCAAAAGCTGAGGCAGCTGTTTCTAGCGTTTCTGCTTTGTGGGAAAACGGCCAGTTCAACGGCTTCCGTGCAGTTGCCACACCTTACTTGGTGAATGGCTTATTGGCTGACGCCAGTACAACTGCGGGTCAAATGTTGTTCGGAAACTTCGCTCAGGGCGGTATCTTGGCTTACTTCGGTGGTCTCGACTTGTTGGTTGACCCATACAGCGCAGCGGGCAACGCGCAAATCACTTTGCACGTAAACAGATTCTTTGATTTTGATGTACGCCAACCCGGCGCACTTGCGAAGGCTACGCAGTTGACGTAATATTTGGTTCACTTCTCAGAAAGGGGCGGCTTCGGTCGCCCTTTTTTTATGCTCTGAAACCCAAGTAAATACAGGGAAAACGAAAAAACATCTAAAATAATTACGAAAAAAGTTGCGTAGAAAGGAAAGGTTACCGTATCTTTGAGACATCAAACGAAACAAACAGACCATGACTTACAACCTTCCATACATTGACGAGCGAGTTGAAACTCAAAAATTAATTGTAAAAAGCGCGCGGCGCCTATTAACAGTAAATTCTTCAGATGAGGCTGTTAAAAAATACGAGGATGCAAAAACAGAACTTGAAAAACGTGAAAAAGAACAGGCTAAAGCGTGGGAATGGGCGAACAGTCATACATGAGCCCGAATGGTTTCAAGAGGTCTTAGACCGCACCGGAGCAACAACAACTTTCTTACTTGACTAAGCCCCTCAGGGGGCTTTTTTTTTGTCCGTATTTTAGCGACATGATGACCGTTGAAATAACAGGCACGCCGACGCTGGATAGCGTTATTACGGTAGCCGATTTGAAAACGCATTTGCGCGTTGACCATAGCGATGAAGACACGCTAATTGAAAGTTTGCGTGATGCGTCGATTGCATGGATTGAGGATTATTGCAATACGCGATTAGGTGACGTAACCGCCGTAGGATACCTTGACTTTTTTTATAATGCACGGTTTCCAATCGGGCCAGTAAATACCATTACAAGCGTTCAATACACTGACGCCAATGGCGACACGCAAACGCTTGGAACAGCTAATTATTGGTACGATATAAAAACGAAGTCAGCGCGGATTACTTTTGACAATCCACCGCAATTATATGACGATACTTTCCACGCCGTGCAAATCAATATGAATTTAGGTTATGCCGAGGCTGACGTACCTGAACCAATATTGCACGCGATTCGTTTAATGGTTGGGCATTTATACGAAAACCGTCAACAGGTTATGCGCAATAATGCGTATGAATTACCAATGGGTTTGCATTCTCTAATTTCACCATATCGAAACGTTTTAGCCGTATGAAGTTCGGGCAAATGGACAGGCGAATTGTATTGCAGCGCGCAACGTTAGCGACGAACGCTTACGGCGAGCGTGTAGAAACGTGGGGCACATTGGCCACGGTTTGGGCGCAAATACAATATAAGGAAACAGGTAACAGGGAAACCATTGAAAGCGACCAATTATTAAGCCGAAAACCTGTTCATTTTATTATCCGTTATTCAACTGACGTTTCCAGCATTCGACCGTCCGACCGTGTTAGCTACAACGGCGATACATACCAAATTGAAGGCATTCAAGAAATTGGGCGTGCCGAGGGCTTGCGAATTGTCACGACATTAAGAGGTGAATAATGGGCAGCATTAGTGAAAAAATAGGTGCTAGTAAATCAATGCCGGGTGGTGGTTCATCGCCCGCAATGGCAAATGTTGACGGCCTTGAAATGGTTTTAAAACGCATTGACCATTCTATTAAGTTTAATCATAAAAACATGCGCGAAATGCGCAAGATTAATCGAAAGGTTGTAGGTATCTATATTCGCACATTGAAAACGGGAAGCAATAGAATTATTGACTATAAAAAAACCATTTTTGTAAAAGGTCGAAAAAAAATTGAACCCGGAACATTGCGCAAAAGTGTTGGAACGTGGACGCCCGACAATACAAAAAGTAAGGTTTTAGGAGGGCCAAAAGTAGGTCGAAACGCTTCTAAATATGATGCATGGTATGCGCATATTGTAGAGGGTGGGGATTTTGCGGATGCGTTTGGTGGAAAAAATACGAGCCATCCAAATTATAAGAAATTTGAAAAGGCAAAAAAAGCGGTGCAAGACAAAATGAGGAGTAAGCTGTATTCCGAGTTAAGAAAAGAATTTGAACGATACATGAGATGACAGTAGGCAAAGCCATTTATTATTTGTTGACTAATTCAACCGACGTTACCGACATCGTTAGCACGCGCGTTTACCCTGAGATAGCAGAACAGAACGCGGCGTTGCCTTATGTCGTTTACAACATTGCAAATAATGAACCCACCGACACAAAGCCGGAACCGTCAAAGCTAGACACGGCGCAAATTGAAGTAAATGTATATTCTGAAAGCTACACCGAATGCATTGATTTATCCGTTGCCGTTCGTGCTGCACTTGACCGCGTAAAAGGAACTTATAACGGCGTCAACGTTCAAAGCATTCAATACCTAAATGAGATTATTGATTTTGATGAACCACAACGGGCTTACAATATTGCGTCTGATTATGACGTACGTATTAGCCGAAGCGGTTTCGAGATTGCGCAAGGTTCACCAATAACGGGCGTTGAATTAGGCGAGTTAAGCGATGTTAATGTGACTGGTGTCACAGATAATCAGGTTTTGAGTTATGACGCAGCAACGGATACATGGGTTCCAGCAATTGACGCAGGCGGCGCAAGTGAATTAAGCGACTTAAGCGACGTAAATACAAGTTTGCCAAGTGATGGCGAGGTGCTTATATACAGCGGTGGCGAATTCGTAAATGATAACATTGCAATTAGCAACGTCACAGGCTTGCAAGCGGCTTTGGATGCAGCGCCCGATAACTTGCGAGAACTGACGGACGTCACGATAAGCACGCCAGCGGACGGCGATTATTTGCAGTATGATTCCGTTTCAGGCGAATGGCAAAACAGCAGCCTTATTATTGGCCGTAACGGTGAGCAGTATACAGGCAACTATGACAGCGAAGCGGAAACGCTTTTAGACGGCGCTACGGCTACGGTGGAATTGTACTACACGGCGCAAGCTGACGGCGACGGATTACACGAAGACGCGCAAAGCGATACGCCCACGAGCGGCTACGACATCCAGCGCAAGCTGTACTATGCAGAGAAAGCGCAGGCCGACCCTGACACCTCAGGCGATTGGACGCAGTTCACCGCCATCGCCGATAACACGACGTTTGCAAATGCAAAGGCGGCTTTGCTTGCTTACCTGAAGGAACGCACGGGGGGCACGGTTCCGATTAGTTTGAAAATGACGTGGGAGGAAGTAGCGCAAGCGCCCTCCTTTACGGGTCTCTTAAATGAGAGTTACGGAAGCGGTGCAGAAGCGGCGTATTCAACGCGGCGGCTGAACGGCAACGTAACGGACTGCATGGTAATTCGCAGGGCTTCGGATTCGACCACTACAACGATAGGATTTGTAGATGGAGACATCGACGAGAGCGCGATAGAGACGTTCTGCACGGGGACTACGTGCACGGTGTATCAATGGGTTGACCAATCAGGAAACGGGAATACAGCGACGGCGGCGGCATCAGGTAACGAACCCACGATTTACACGGGTGGCGCGTTGGTGAAGGAGGGCGGCAAGGTGGCGTTGGACTTTGACGGAAGCAACGATATTCTTGCTTTGTCTTCTGTTCTTATTCACGGAACAACAGGAAGAACTATTTTTTCTGTAATCCAAGCAGACCAACAGAGAAATGACGGTATCGTAGCATTGCAGACGGGTAGCGCATCGGCTGGCGGTAATTACAACCTCACAAGTGAACCCGTTTTGCGAGTCAGCGGCGGAAATCAAAGTTGGAGCGGCGCAGATTTGTCTAGTCAAACATTAATGTCATTAACATTACCTGATAATTCAGGTGTAGATGACGCAAATTTATATTTAACTGGAACTTTAGCTTCTCAAGTTTCGACTACAACCACAACAATAAATACCGTAAATACAGGCGCGACACAGATAGGGGCGTTTGGCTCAACTACATTTGACGGAAATATTCAAGAGGTCATACTTTACGACTCAGACAAATCCAGCGACCGCACCTCCATCGAAGAAAACATAGGCGACTACTTCACCCAAAACACGCCACTGCTCGACACGTACTCAGGGGCGGCGGCTTGCTACTCTTTGCGATTGATGCGGTCAGCTTACACAGGGGCTTTGATAAACGTATGGAACGGCACGAGTTACGCTGACATCTACCCAAATGTTTTTGGAGAGCTTGACACGGTAGCATTGGCTGCCCACTGTGGGTCAAACGACGGGTTCATTCGTTACTGGTACGACCAATCGGGCAACACGAATACGGCGACGCAAACGGTCACGGGTTCAATGCCGAAGATTTACGACGGGACGACGGGCGTGAATACATTAAACGGTAAACCTGCCACCGTGCAAGCCGCAAACGCATTTGTGACATCGCCGACAATCTCTTTTAATAGTGCGGTGAGTTTGTCGTTTGTCTGTTCGTTAACGTCGAACAGTTTCATATTAAGCGGTCAAAGTACGGGCCAAGAAATGTTGATTGCTCAGAATGGCAGTACCTCAACACAAATAGACTCGCAAGTAGGAACACCAGCATACTATTTGAACGGCACAAGTAAAACATTTACGGATAGAGCGGACGTATATAGTAGCTTTAATGCTCAAAAACTGTTGTACGCTAACGCTGACTTTAGTGCTTGGACGAAAATAAACTTTGGTTACGCATTCTCTCCGAGCGGTTTCCCAATGGCTAATATGCAGGAATTTGTTATTTGGAACAGCGACCAATCCAGCAACCGCACCAACATCGAGGACAACATTAACACCTTCTATTCAATCTACTGATGAACGGATATATCATCGTACTTCCAACCGCCACGCAGACAAGCGAAGCACGGGCAAAGCAAATAACGCGAGAACTCTACAACATCTCGCGGCCCGTACTCATTCAGGCAGAAGGCGAAAAGGATTCAACCGTCTTTGGAATCGTAGTCCACCCCGACGGAATCCAAAACGCTTTGCAGGTGAATACCGATTACCTCATCCACGTTCACCCCGCCGCGACGCTTGAAAAGCTCGTCGCTTGCTTTCCTGAGCTGACGAATGAAGAAAGGTTCTCTTTGTCCGCATACGTTCAAACAAATTCCAAATTCCCGTTTGGGCACATCATTCCGTCAACGACAACGATACGCGACCAACAGTATATGATTGATAACGGGTGGTTCACCGATGAAAATGAAATTGAGTAAATTGCACGCATGAAGGTTACAATTCAAAAAGACTACAACAAGGACGGTTGGAAATGGCCAGCCGGCAAGGTTGTTGAGGTTTCCAATAAATTTGCCGCCAAGCTAAAAAAGGGCGGTTATTTGGATAAGCCCGAAAAGAAAGAAACATCACAAAAAAATAAGAAATAATGGCCCAAACAACAGGCATCATAAACAGTAGTTCCATCCGTGTCTTTTTGGGCACAACGGACGACTCTGAAGTAGTTATTGACCACGTCACGGAATGCAGCATTTCTTTGACCACTGACATGCGAGACATCACGACAAAGACCAGCGGCGGATACCGTGAACTTTTGCCCGGTCTCAAATCAGCGTCAATGAGCGTTTCCGGTTTGTTTGCAGAAGACGCAACCAACGGATACAATCAATTAGTTGACCACCAATTGGCAGGTGATAAATTGTATGTCATCTTCACAAATACAGGTTCAGGCGCGGCGGCAAACGCTGGTGATGAACAATTTGACGTGGAGGGATACATTAGCAGTTTAGAGCAAACAGCAGGCGTTGAGGACAACGTTGGCTTTTCTATGACAATCGAGGTAACTGGAACAGTTGTACGTGAGGTAATTGCGTAATAACTTTGTTGCATGATTGAAATAAAATTAGACGGCAAAACGTTTCCAATGCGCGCCACGATGCGAGCTTGGAAAAAATTCGAAGATGCAACTGGCAAAAAGGTTGCAAGTGTAGACGCCGAGGACATTACAGCCATTCCCGAATTGATTTATTATTTCGTTCAGGAAGGTTGCAAAAGTCAAGGCATGAAATTCGAAATGGACGTTGACGATTTTTTTGGCATGATTGAGGTTGGCGATTTGCCAGCGTTGTCAGAGGCAGTGCAAAAAGTAATGGGAGGTCAAAAAAAAACGAAGGCGAAAACGAGCCGTTAAACTGGAATGAAATCGAGGAAATGGGGTTGGGCCAATTAGGTCTAACCCCTTTTTTGCTTTATGATTTGACCTTTGATGAATTTAGCAACGCGATGCGTGGACGCTACAAAGAAATTGAACAAAGGGAGCGCCAAGAATGGGAGCGAACGCGCTGGCTTGCGACCATTGTAGTAAACCCACACGTTAAAAAAAGATTGACGCCAACCGACCTTGCCACGTTCCCATGGGAGAAGAAAAAAAAGGCCGGCGATGGATTAAGTATCTTGCGTTCAATAGCGGAAAAATAGCATGGCAAAATTAGGCGATTTAATTGTTAGAGTTGGCGCGGATACAACCAACTTCAATGCGAAACTAGGCGCGTTAAAAAGTCAGATTAAAAAAGACACAAATAACATTGCTTCGATGGGCCGTAGTTTGTCCATGAGTGTGACCGCTCCATTAGCTTTGATTGGGGCAACTTCATTTCAAACCGCTGCGGATTTTGAACAAAGCATGGCAAAAGTTCAAGCCGTATCCGGAGCAACGGCCGACGAATTTGCAAAACTCGAAAGCAACGCAAAAGAATTAGGCAGAACGACACGGTTTACAGCGTCTGAGGTCAGTGAATTACAATTAAATTTTGCTAAACTTGGTTTTACCGCTGAGGAAATTACGAAAGTTACAGGCGCAACGCTTGCATTAGCACAGGCCACGGATAGCGATTTGGCAACAAGTGCAGAGGTAGCAGGCTCGACGCTTCGCGCGTTTGGATTGTCAGCCGAAGAAACAAGCCGTGTTACTGATGTAATGGCGAAAAGTTTCAGCACGTCAGCCCTAGACATGGGCACGTTTGCGGATTCAATGAAATTTGTTGCACCGGTTGCAAAGGCGGCGGGATTGAGCGTAGAAGAAACAACTGCAATGCTTGCAAGTTTATCAAATGCAGGTATTAAAGGTTCACAGGCTGGCACGGCCTTAAGGCGTATAATTTCGGAATTAGGCTCAACGGGCGGCGATGTATCAGGCGCAATACAAAAACTAGCAAATGAGGGTTTAAATTTAGCAGACGCCAAAGATGAAGTTGGACGGAGCGCGCAAAGTGCCTTATTAGTATTAGCAAACAGCACTCAACAAACGTCAGAGCTTACAAATGAATTTGAAAACGCTCAAGGCGCGGCGCAAGGTATGGCGGAAATTATGGATAATACCGCGCAAGGAGCTATGAAGCGCATGCAATCCGCATTGGAAGGCGCACAAATTGAGATTGGCACGGCATTGGCTCCAATAATGATTGCCCTAGCAAATATCATTTCAGATTTAGCCACTCGATTTTCTGAGATGGGCGACAGTAGCAAAACATTTGTGTTAATAATTGGCGGAATTGCGGCGGCCATTGGCCCCTTAATGGTAATAATCCCGTCCATTATTTCAGGGTTCACAATGGTTGCAGGGATTTTAAGCGGGCCGGTTGTTATTGCAATTGGCGCAGTCGTTGCCGCTGTTGCTCTCATCATAGAACATTGGGACGAAATTGTTGAATATTTCACCAATGGCAACGGTGCAAAAATCTTAGAACAGATTCAAACCGACATGCAGGATTTGGGCGCCAATCTCGTTATGATTTGGGAGATGGCGACAAACCTAATCAAGGCGTATTGGGAATTGATGGGCACTGACATGATTGAAAGCACGGCGCGAACTTCGGGCGGTATTTCAGACATCACCAACGGCATGTTCGAATTTATAGGCAATGTCATGGGCTTTTTTACGGCCATGATGGAAGGTGATTGGAATAGTATGTGGAAGCGATTAGCCAATGCTACATTGGGTTACGTACAAACCATTATTGAATACGTCAACAGCTTAATTGAAACCACATTAAGCACGATGGACATGACGTTGGGTGTGGTTGGCGTTGATACTGATTCGGCTGGCGCGTTTAGACAGGTGGCAGACGAAGCCATGAAACTCATGGATTCAATGAAGTTTCAATTTGAAGAAACGGAAAGCGCAGTTGATGAATTTAGTGAGGGTTTAGATGGCAGTAGCGAATCGATGAAAATTGCCGAAGGCCGAGGCGCTGAATTCATTCAATCATTGAACACGGTTAAAAGCTCAACGGATAAAGTAACCAAATCAACAAAAAAGCAATCCGAAAGCATTGAAGAACTAGGCACGTCGTTTGAAGAAATATTGCAACCAATCACAACTTTTCAAGACAAGTTGGATGCAATGGAGTTGGGCGAGCTGGAAGAATTCGACATGGCCGAGGAAATATTCGGCGATGAGGACGAATTTGCAACCGCTGGTGATAATATTATTGCGAAAACGCAACAGGTTACGTCAATGATAAGCCAGTTAGGTAGCAAAATGACTGGCTTTTTTTCGAACGTTTTTCAAGGGCTTTTGGATGGATCGTTGAATTTCAAATCTATGATGGTCAATATTTTGAAAGATTTGGCGATACAATTAGCGTCATTGGTTGCGACGTTTGCGATATTGTCAGCGTTGACGGGTGGCGCTGGTGGCGCGTTCATGACTCAAGTTGGCAGCCTAAAAGGGTTTTTGGCTAGTGGGTTCAATATTCCCGGTTTTGCTGATGGTGGTATTGTAAGCGGCCCCACAATGGCAATGGTTGGTGAATATCCGGGCGCGCGAAATAACCCCGAAGTTATTGCACCGCTGGACAAATTGCGCGGTATGTTAGGAGGGCAAAGTGTGCAGGTTACAGGCCGTTTGTCAGGGCGTGACATACTTTTGAGCAGTGAATACAGCAATATTGACCGCAACCGCATAAGAGGGTATTAATGGCAACAATCAGATTTTACGGTGAATTCAAAGATGAAGTTAGCGACGTTTGGCGCATCAACTTACATGACATTGATTATAACGGAACTGCAACCGAAATTACATTAGGTTCCGAAGGTTTTGAATTGTCGTATGCTGGCAATAATGAAGACCGACACCAACCAATAATTGGTTCAAGCGTTGAATTTACCGTTATGAATGAAGGCGGTACATTTGAAACGTTTATGAATAGCGTTTTGCCAGCAGCCGAAGAAGGCCGAATGCAGGTTGAAATTCGCAAAGACCCTGACGACGTAAACAGCTTGTATTGGGCTGGTATCTTGGCGGCTGAACAAGTAGAACAAGATGACGCGCCAGCACCGAACCCCGTCAGAATGACGGCAACGGACGACCTTGGCAATTTGCAACGGCTGTTATTTGACCAAACGGATGGCAGCGGATTAAATGAAATTCGCACGCCCGTTGAACACATGTTGCAAATACTAAACCAAATGCGTACAGAAAGCCTTTGGGGCGCAACTGATGGTTTTTTTCGTTACGTCAATGACGTTGAAATGAACGGTTACACGGGTTCGGATTGGCTCGATGACGTTTTATTGGATAACCCTTACGTTAGTGATAATTCGCAAATCTATGAAGGCAGCAGGGGCTACAATAGTTTTGAAGTATTAGAAAGCATTGCACGGAGTTTAAACGCTCGGATTTTTCAGGCTAACGGCTATTGGTGGTTTTTGCCCGTCAATTGTTATTTACGAGCGAGCCAATCAGACGACTGGACTAGTGATGTAAAACAAATTGACAAATCAGGCAACGCGTCAGCTTTAACAACAGCAGAAAACGCAGAATTACAAGCGCAATACGTTAACGAAATTGACGCGGATTTCGTGAAGATGGCCGGAGGGATTATAACTTATTTACCGCCTCTAAAACGAGTAAGGCGAACGCGCGAATATTATGGAAATGAATTGGCCGTTACGCAATACAGTACAGGCATAACGACTGGCGATAACATAACGTACAACGACACCGACCGCACATATATTGAAGGTCTCTCATTTACTATTTCAGGCGGTTGTCAAATCAATTTAAGTGCTGCTTCGGTTAGTAATATTCCAATTAACAATGCGTTTGTTCAATTGCAATTCACTATTAATTGCGGTTCGCTTTATTACACAAACACGGGTTGGGGTTCGACGGCTGGTGAATACGCAATTAGCTTGGCGCAGTTCAACCAAAGCGACGGATTTGGCGCAGGTTTACCTTATTCCATTGCAACGGAACCATTACCCAGCCAACAAGTTGGATTAGATGTAACAATACAATTGAGAATAATTAGCGCGCTTGGAACAGATATAACGAGCAACTACACAAGTGATTTTTTAATATTGACGTCAGGTATTCAATTAACAGGCGACCAAGGTTTATTGGGCGACGAAATCTTATTTGAAGCCGAAACCAATGATGACAATAGAATTGAAATCAATCAAGGCGCAGTCTTGCACGGCGACCCCGAAGGCACAATATTAGGTTCGGCGTACCCAATACCGTGGGGCAATTTCAGTTTAACAGGATACGGAAACACATACACCAGCAGCCAAACAACCACGGCCGTAAGTTTGCACCGTCTTGGCGTTGAAGAAGCAATGTCACATGGCCAATTTCCGACGCAAATTAAAAAAGGTCGCATATTTGGGAGGCGATTCGAGATGTGGCAAACAATCAAAGAATCTACGCAATATTACGCGCCGTTTGAATTTAGCGTTACGATGAATTCGCGCGAAAGCGACGTGCAACGCTGGTTGTTGAATTTTGATAACACCAATATTACAAGCACGGAATTGGTTGTAAATAATGATGATAATACAATTGATAACGCATTGTTTCAGTTGTCGGTCATGAATGTCACGGCGGATATTTACGAGAGGGTAAGCGAATTAAAGCGCGGCGCGTTGAGTATGTATCATGAACTTTTAACAATTTCAAACCGTGATGCGGTTACAACAACAATTGGCGACAATACGAGCCACGTTTTTAATACGTGGACGGGGCCAAATGGAAGTAGTGGAATAATTTTACCGCCAGTAAGTGAAAGCGAAGGGCGTGCAATTGCCTTTCATTCTGATAGCACAATTAGCGCAAATACATATGTTAGAGTGCGACCAGCAACAGCGGATACAGGCGTAACTATTGACGGCGCAAGCACTTACGATTTTAATCGCGCTTATGATGGAATTACTATCTTGTGCGACGGTTCTAATTGGTATATAATACAAAAGAAAGAGAAATGACCGTTGAGTTGATGCTGGTATTGGTTCCAGTTGTTGCAAGTATTATTGGAGTTTGGGTAAACCTAAACAGTACGGTTGCACGTTTGAAAAGCCGTGTTATTCAATTAGAGTCATCGCAAGACGAATTGAAACGAGATATTAAAGAGCTGTTAAACAGCGTCCACAATATTGAAATTATGTTGGCTAAAATGCACGCCGAATGATTTTCGTTATTTTAGCGACGGTATTTGCAAACATGGTTTACAAGGCGCGTCAATACGGGCGTGCCGATATAGCTGATTTAATTATTGCCATTGCAGCCCTTGCAATTGTGTTTCAATGAGATATTTCAAATACGAAGAATTCGATTGTCCTTGCCATAGATGCAAGGAAAACGGCGAAGGCAAGGGCGAAGACAACATGAACCAAGATTTTTTGGATATGTTAGATAATGCGCGCCATTTGGCAGGGATACCCTTTAAAGTAAATAGCGGTTTTCGATGCAAAGCGCATCACCTCGACTTAGGGCGCCGAGGTTACAAGACGGCGAAAAAATCGCCTCATTGCGTCGGTTATGCCGCTGACATTCATTGCACGGATTCACGTTCACGCGGTTACATAATCGGCGCACTTTATGAAGCTGGTTTCAATAGGATAGGCGTTGCACCTACGTTTATCCATGTGGACGACGACCCTGAAAAGGCTGCAGACGTTGTTTGGTTATATTTCTGATGCAGATTAAGCAAATAAGCCGCACGGTGCATGAAGTAAAAGTAGATGCGCCTAAGCGCATGCTTTTTATTTCCGACGTGCATTACGACAGCGTCAAATGCGACCGCGTTATGCTTCGCAAACACCTTGACGAGGCGCAACGCACTGAAACAGAGGTATTTATATTTGGCGACTGGTTCGACTTGATGGGGGGAAAATTCGACCCAAGGTCTAGTTATAGCGACATACGACCCGAATACAAAAGCATCACATACTTGGACGACGTAATCGAAGACAGCGCGGAATTCTTGACCAAATACAAAGACGTCATCCGATTCTTTGGACGCGGCAACCATGAAACGAACATTGAAAAGCGGATGCACACCAGCCCGCTCGACCGCGTGGCGTATATCGTAAACAAAAACGGCGGAAATATACAGGTTGCAGGATATGCGGGTTGGTTATGGTTTCAGATTTACAAAAATGAAAAGCGCCGTAGTTCAACTTTTGCGCATTATCACCACGGCTTTGGAGGTAACGCCCCACGTTCAAAAGGCGTTTTGCGTGTCGATATTGACACCATGCAATTTAAAGACGCTTCATTGATTGTCCGAGGACATACACACCAAAAATGGCATGTGCCAATTACCACCGACCGAATTAGTAGATTTGGGAAATTGTACCAAGACAGCGTCCACCATTTGCAATTGGGTTCATACAAATTATTGGGCGACCGTTTTGGAGGTTGGGCAACGGAAAAAGGGTTTCATACGCCGAGGTTAGGCGGCTGGTGGGTAACTTTGAAAAATAATTACAATGATTTACCTTATTGGGAAATTACAGAAGCAATATAAAAATGGAAATATTAGCAGGTTTTTGGGCTGAGATATTACTGGCCTTTATGGCTTTTATCAAAGTCATCGTGAATTTAACGCCAACCGAAAAAGACAATAAGGTTTTTGGATGGATTGACGTATTGATTAATGCAATTGTTGCCGACCGTCGAAAAGATAGGCAGGAAAGGCGAGCAGCACGAAAGGCAGAATGACCTATATTTGCCTTACAAGGTTTTAGGGTTGCTTTGTGTATTCATTTGTTTGGCAGCGTCTCCAATTGGGGGCGCTGTTTTTTTGTGCCAAATGTTAAAATTGAATTTTTTCTACGAAAAAGTTTGCGTAACGAAATAAGTTGCGTATCTTTGACTCAGTCAAACAAACAAAAACACACGTTATGGCACCAACAGACCGAATGAAGCGCATCGCGCAGGAGTGGTACAGCAAGCAGTTCAGCCAGCTTACCACAGAACAGAAGTTCAATGTATTCGACGAAGCCGAATGGATTGAGAAAGGATACGACGATGAGCGCAACCGCTACTCACACGAGTTAGCTTGGGGTTCACAACCGCAACGCGGCATAGACCCACGATAACCAAAACGGGAGCGGCTACGGTCGCTCCCTTTAATACCTCAAACAATGTGGCGAGAAGGTTACGATTACCCCAGCGACGACGAAGAAACAGACGATGACTTTATGGAGCGCGCTGATTACGATTATGAACGGATTAATGATAAATAATACAGATATGCAAAAACCAATTTGCGTACGCTCAAGCGTACATGTAAAACAGCCAAAAGATTTTAACCATTGGCAACAGCAACTAAAAGAAGAACGCGATTTTATGCGACTCATTGACGACTTTAAAAGGCAAATCATAAACGCACGAACCAAGCAAAACAAATGAGTAAAACAAAACAAGTTTGCATAAAATCTAGCGTAGTAAAGGGCATGTATTTAGATAGCATTGACCCAATATTAGGCGCTGCGATTCCATATATGGGGCCAAATCCGCCAACATGGGAAGAGGCGAGAGGGCGAAGGGTTGCAAATCTTTTAAATTCATTAGAAAGGTTTAATGGTTACGACTTACATGAATGGACAATTGAGAAAGCATGAGCGCATTAAAAGACCTTGAGACCTTAGGCAAGAAATACGAAATGAGGCCCGACCATTTTCACAAAGACCAACGAGGCTTCATCATTATGACCCGCCGAGGCGTGGAACACGTGCAGGCGAAAATAAAGGCCGTAGTTCGCTTTGAAATAGTTCCGGAATGGTCTGACCCCAGCGAAGGAAGATATTGCATTAAAGCGCACGCAAAATGCGAAATAGGGCAAGTGGAGACATACGGCGAGGTTAGCAAATCAAATAACCGCAACCAATACCCGATTGCAATGGCTGAAAAACGCGCGTTATCTCGTGCCGTTTTAAAGCTGGCCGGGTTCTATCGGCATAACGTGTACAGCGAAGACGAATTAAATGATTGACGGAATAATACTAGGCGTTGCTTCATGGCTGTTATTGACATTCATGATAATCATTAAGAGCGAATGAGCTTAGAACAATTATTTGCCGAGCTAGAAGCCTCGCAGGAATCACACCAAAACCGTTTGCGCTCTTATGCGTTGCGACTATTGGAAACGAGCACGCTACGAGATTCGGACGAAGGCGAAGAACTAGAAAACGAAATTTGTTTTGCGCAAATAACAACACACCGGTGGCGCGAAATATTCGAAGGACTACAACTAAACCAACTGCGAGCGATCGATATGCAAAATTGGTCGCAAACAGACTTTAACAAATCATACAAACATGGAATTGACAATTGAAGGCGTAGTACGCCGAATCACAAAGCCGCAAGAATTTACAAGCGGAAAACGTAAATGCGAAATTCACGTTGAATTAGCTAATGAGAAGTACGAACAAATCATACCAATTGAATTTTGGGATGACAACGTTGATGAAGCCATTGGCATGACAGTAGGCGCAACGATTGAGGCGAAATGCTACATTCGAGGCCGTGAATGGCGAAAAGATGAACAACAGCCTTACCGCGCTTTTATGTCGCTAAATTGTTTTGATTATCGAATCAATGAAAAAAGTGTGAAGGAGCAGGTAATTGAAAAAGCGTCAAACCAACAAACGCAATCCAGTGACCTCCCTTTCGACCTGTAAAATCAGGTTGCTGGTAATATTACCAAAGCAAAAAACCCGCGTGCGTTTCGACAGCTTTGACAGTTGTTCACGCTATTGCAAGGATTTAAAAACCAAAAAAATACCCTATGAATGCCGTTTCTACTATGAAGAATCTTAAAGAATTCATTAAAGACAATTTTGATAGTATCGATGAATGCGCCGAAGTACTGGACGTGTCAAGGCGAACCGTTGAGAATTATATGTATGTAAACCCGTGCGGCATCTTAAAGCATAGCGCCAAATTTGTGCAGCGCAAAGACATCAACCCGTTGGAATTATTCGATGCGGTTGGCGAAAGCATGGAACAAATCAATGAACAGCGAGCAAAGCAATGATAAAACAAACC